CGCGTCATTGAAATCAACGAGGGTTCGCGCCCGATCCGCACCGTCTCCACGGCAGTGCTAGGCCTGATCGCCACGGCCGACGATGCTGACCCGGCGGCCTTCCCGCTCGACACACCCGTGCTCGTTACCAACGTGCTGGCCGCCATGGGCAAGGCCGGCAAGACGGGCACCTTGTATCGCGCGCTGGAAGCCATTGCCGCGCAGACCAAGCCCCTGACCATCGTCGTGCGCGTGGCCGAAGGCGAGACAGAAGCGGAAACCACCACCAATGTGGTGGGCGGTGTCTCGCCGGACGGCAAGTACCTGGGCGTGAAAGCCTTGCTGGCCGCGCAAAGCAAGCTGGGCGTGAAACCGCGCATCCTGGGCGCGCCGGGGTTGGATACCAAGGCCGTCACCAACGCCCTGGCCAGCGTGGCGCAGCAACTGCGCAGCTTCGTGTACGCCTCCGCGTATGGCTGCAGCAACGTGGTGGCCGCCACCACCTATCGCGGCCAGTTCGGCCAGCGCGAGGTCATGATTATCTGGCCGGACTTCGTCAACTGGGACAAGACCATCGACGAAGAGGCCAGCATTTCCGCCGTGGCCTACGCCATGGGCCTGCGCGCCAAGATCGACGAGGAAACGGGCTGGCACAAGACCTTGTCCAACGTGGTCGTGAATGGTCCGACCGGCATCAGCAAGGACGTGTTTTTTGATCTGCAAGATCCGGCCACCGACGCCGGCGTGCTCAACGCCAAGGAAGTGACGACCCTGATTAACATGGGCGGTTACCGCTTTTGGGGTTCGCGCACCTGCGAGGCGCCGGGTGGCTTCTTCTATTTCGAAAGCTACACGCGCACGGCCCAGGTGCTGGCCGACACCATCGCCGAAGCGCATTTCGCCTTTGTCGACCTGCCCTTGCATCCGTCGCTGGTGCGCGACCTGCTGGAGAGCATCAACGCCAAGTTCCGCGACCTGAAATTGCAGGGCTACATCATCGACGGCCACGCCTGGTATGACGAACAGTTCAACGACAAGGACACGCTCAAGGCGGGCAAGCTGGCCATCGACTACGACTACACGCCCGTGCCGCCGCTGGAAAACCTGCGCTTCCAGCAGCGCATCACCGACCGCTACCTGGCCGACTTCGCCTCGCGTATCGCCGCCTAAGCATCATCAGCACCACCCTGCCCGCGCCGCGCGGGCGCAACTGAACAACGGAGAACACTATGGGCCTGCCCCGCAAACTGAAAAACTTCAACCTGTTCCAGAACGGCGTGTCCTTCCTGGGCATGGTGCCGGAAGTCACCTTGCCGAAACTGAGTCGCAAGATGGAAGAGTACCGCGCCGGCGGCATGAGCGGTCCCGTGTCCGTGGACTTCGGCAACGAGGCATTGTCGCTGGAATGGAGCGCCGGCGGATTGATCGCCGAAGCCCTGAAACAGTACGGCGCGCCCACGCACGGCGCCGTACAACTGCGCTTTGCCGGCGCCTACCAGGAAGACGACGAGGGCACGGTCGCCGCCGTCGAGGTCGTCGTGCGCGGCCGTTACAAGGAAATCGACATGGGCGGCGCCAAGATGGGCGACGACACCACGCACAAATACACGATGCCCTGCAGCTATTACAAGCTGATGATCGACGGCGCCACCGTCATCGAACTGGACTTCATGAGCGGCACCGAGAACTTCGGCGGCGGCGACACCAACGCGGCCATCCGCAAGGCCATCGGCCTGTAATCCCCTTTTTTACTTATCACCACACCACAAGGACAACACCATGAACACCGAAAACAACAATCAAGCCATCATCGAACTGGACGAGCCGATCAAGCGCGGCGACACCTTCATCACCGCGCTGACCGTGCGCAAGCCCAAGGCGGGCGCCCTGCGAGGTATTTCCCTGATCGAGCTGGCCAACCTGAACGTGTCGGCCTTGCAGATCGTGCTGCCGCGCATCACCGAGCCGACCTTAACCGCGCACGACATCGCCAACATGGACCCGGCCGACCTGCTGGCCGTGGGCGCCGAGGTCGCCGGTTTTTTGGCGAGCAAAGCCGATCGCCTTTCGGTATCCCCGGCGAAGTAGAAGACGCCATGGCCGACATTGCCGGCGTCTTCCACTGGACGCCGGCGGCGATGGACGGCTTTACGATTGATGAACTGATGGCCTGGCGCGAACGCGCCCGGCAGCGAAGCGGAGCGGAATAGATGGCTGGTCGGGATTTGAAGTTACAGGTAGTGTTTGCGGCACTGGACAAGATCACCGGCCCGCTGAAAAAGATCATGGGCGGCTCCGGAGAGACGGCCAAGGCCTTGAAGGCCACCAGTGACCGCTTGCGCGAGCTGAACGCACAGCAAAAGAACATCAGCAAATTCCGCGAGCTGCACGGCGGCCTGGACGCCACCCGCACCAAGCTGGAAGCGGCCCAGCAGAAGGTGGCCAGCCTGGCCACCAAGATGAAGCAGACGGAAGCGCCCACACGCGCCATGACGCGTGAATTTAACGCCGCCGTCAAAGCGGCCGGCGCCTTGAAGACGGCCGGCCAGCAGCAGGCCCAGCAATTGCAAGTCATGCGCGAGCGCCTGGGCGCCGCCGGCATCGGCACCAAAGACCTGGCCAACCACGAGCGCACCTTGCGCCGCGAGATCGAGGCCACCAACAAAACCATGACGCTGCAGCAGCAGAAGCTGGCCAATGCGGCCGCCAAGCAGCAGCGCGTCACCAATGCCACCCAGCACGCCGACAAGCTGCGCAACAAGGCGGGCAACTTGGCCATGGCCGGCGCAGGCGCCACCGCCACGGGCGCCGTCATCGGTGCGCCCGTCGTCAAGGGACTGAACGAGGCCAAGCACTATCAAACGGAAGTGGGCAGGGTCAACGCGCTGGGCCTGGGCGACAAGGTGTCAGCCGAAGCCGTCGCCTTCGCGCGCAACATGAAGACCTACGGCACCAGCCAGCTCGACAACCTGCAGCTCATGCGCGACGGCATGAGCGCCTTTGCCGACGTGCACCACGCGGAAATGGTCGCCCCTACCCTGGCCAAGATGAAGTTTGCCAATCACGCCTTCTTTGGCGAGGCCGAAGGCGCCGACAACGAACGCAAGTTCATGGACATGCTCAAGGTCATCGAGCTGCGCGGCGGCCTGGAGAGCAAGGAAAAGTTCGAGGCCCAGGCCAATATCGTGCAGCAAGTCATCACTGCCACGGGCGGGCGCGTCGGCCCGAATGAATGGCTGAACATGATTAAAACCGGCGGCCTCGCCGCCAAAGGCCTGCAAGACGATGCCTTTTACTACCAGATGGAACCGCTGGTGCAGGAAATGGGCGGCAACCGCGTCGGTACGTCCCTGATGAGCGCCTACCAGAACTTGTACCAGGGCCGCACGACGAAGCGCTCAGCCAAAAAGCTGGAAGAGTTCGGCCTGATCGGCGACAAGAGCAAGGTCAAGCACGACAAAGCGGGGCAAATTTCCTTCCTCGATCCCGGCGCGCTGCTGGGTTCAGAGCTGTTCCGCGAAAACCAGTTCGAATGGCTGGAAAAGGTGCTGTTGCCGCAACTGGCAAAGAAGGGCATCACCGAAAAGAAACAGGTGCTCGACGCCATCGGCAGCATTTTTTCCAACCGCACCGCGTCGAACCTGCATTCGCAGATGTACTTGCAGCGCGTGCAGATTCACAAGAACGAAAAGCTCAACCGGGGCGCCGCCAATATCGCCCAACTGGACAAGCTGGGGCGCGACTCTGCCGCTGGCAAGGAACTGGAAGCGCAAGCCAAGCTGGCCAACCTCAAGCTCACCATGGGCGAGAAAATCCTGCCGCTGTACGCGCAGGGACTGGAAATGGCCATCAGCGCCGTGCAGCGCCTGAATGGTTTCATGGAGCGCAACCCGACCGTGGCCAAGATCATGATTACCGCTTTTGCCGTGCTGGCCGGCCTGCTGCTGGTGCTCGGCCCGGTGATGCTGGGTATCGCCGCCATGATCGGCCCGTATGCCATGCTGCACGTCATGTTTGCCAAGATGGGCGTCACGGGTGGCGTGCTCACGCCGATTCTGCGCGGCCTGGGCGGCGCCTTCATGTGGGCGGGCCGCGCCGTGCTGTGGCTGGGCCGCGCCCTGATGCTCAATCCGATTGGCCTGGCCATCACGGTCATCGCCGGCGCCGCCTACCTGATCTATAAATATTGGGAGCCGATCAAGGCCTTCTTTACCGGCATCTGGTCGCACGTCAAAACGGCGTTTGCCGGCGGTATAGGCGGCGTCAGCAGCCTGATTGCCAACTGGTCGCCGCTGGGCCTGTTCTATCGCGCGTTCGCGGGCGTGCTGGGCTGGTTCGGCATTGCGCTGCCGGCCACGTTCACCGACTTCGGCGCCAGCATCCTGCAGCGCATCACCGCGTCCTGGACACCTATCGCCGCCTTCTTTAGCGATATCTGGTCGCGCCTGCGCACGGTCTGTGCCGGCGGCATGGGCAACATCACGGCCCTGATTATCAACTGGTCGCCGGTCGGTGTGTTTTACCAGGCCTTCGCGGGCGTCATGAGCTGGTTCGGAATCAAGCTGCCGGCCCAGTTCACCGAGTTCGGCGCCAACATCCTGCGCGGCCTGATCAACGGCATCACAGGTTCCATGGGCGCCGTCAAGGACGCCATCAGCAATGCCGGTTCCAGCACCATTGCCTGGTTCAAGGAAAAGCTGGGCATCCACAGCCCGAGCCGCGTCTTTGCCCAGCTCGGCGACTACACCATGCAGGGCCTGGCCGTGGGCCTGGACCGCAGCGAAGGCGCGCCGATTGCCAAGGTGTCCGGCCTGGCGCAGCGCATGGCGCAATTGGGCGCCGGCATCGCCATCGGCACGGCCACGGCGCTACCCGCCAGCGCCTTCGACACGCGCGCGCCGCTGTCCCAGGGCGGGTTTGCCGCCGGCATGACCATCCAGGGCGACAAGATCGAAATCACCATCCAGGCGCAAGCCGGTTCCGATCCCCAGGCCATCGCCCGCGCCGTATATGCGGCCATGGAACAGCGCGACCGCGAAAAGGCGGCACGCATCCGCTCGTCCCTGCGCGACCACGATTAAGAAAGAACAGCACACCATGATGATGATTTTAGGAATGTTCGTGTTCAGCCTGCCGACCCTGGCCTATCACGAGCTGCAGCGGCAAACGGAATGGAAGCACGCCAGCACGGCCCGCGTGGGCCTGCGCGACGCGCACCAGTACGTGGGGCCTGGCGACGACACCATTACCCTGTCGGGCTGGGTGGCGCCGGAACTGACCGGCTCCCTGTACTCGCTCGATGCGCTGCGCATGATGGCCGATACCGGTAAATCGTGGATTTTGATCCAGGGCACGGGCCGCATTCTCGGCTCCTACCGCATCACCAGCATGACCGAGGGGCGCAGTATCCTCGACGGCAGCGGCGGCGCGCGCCGCGTCGAGTTCTCGATTGCGCTCAAGCGTGACGACGACGGCGTGCTGGCCATGGTGGGCCTGGGCGACATCGGCGACCTGAAAAACATGCTCAGCATCGACGGCATGACCAGCAGCATTGCGGGCGCGGCAAAGAACGCCGTGGGCAGCGTGGTGGGCAATGTGGTCGGAGGCATCACCTCGAAATACGGGGGCGTCGTCAGCGAGATGAAAGACAAGATCGGCGGCAGCATCAGCAGCGCCATCGGCAGCGCGGCGGACAAGTTCAAATGAGCGAGCATATCCCCGCCTTCAAGGTCAGCATCGAGGACAAGGATTTGACGGCCATCGTCTCGCCGCGGCTGATCAATTTGACGTTGACCTTGTGCCGTGGCGACGAGAGCGACCAGCTCGACATTTCCCTGGATGACAGCGACGGCAAGCTGGCCCTGCCGCCGCGCGGCGCTCAGATCGCCCTGGCACTGGGCTGGCAAGCCACCGGACTGGTGGATATGGGCAAGTTCACCGTGGACGAGGTGGAGCACAGCGGCGCGCCCGATACCATCACCCTGCGCGCCAGATCGGCAAACCTGATCGATACCTTCAAACAGCAGCAGGAGCACAGCTTTCACAAGACCACCCTGGGTGCCATCATCGAGGCCATCGCCTTCCGCAACGAGCTGGCGTCGGGCGTGTCGGCGCGCCTGCGCGACACCGCCGTCGAGCACATCGACCAGACCCACGAAAGCGATGCGGCCTTCCTGCGCCGGCTGGGCAGGAAATACGACGCGGTGGCCACCGTCAAGAACGACACCCTGCTCTTCATCCCAATCAACCAGAGCCGCACGGCCAGCGGCAAGGTGCTGCCCGTCATTCCCATCACGCGCGCCCTGGGCGACGGCCACCGCTACCACAGCGCCGAAAGCGACGCCTACACGGGCGTGCGCGCCTTCTGGCATGACGAGCGCTACGCGCGCCGCCGCAGCGTTGTGGCCGGCGTACCGGGCAACAGCAAGCGCCTGCGCACCACCTTCGCCAATGAAGCCGACGCACGCGCGGCGGCCGTCGCCGAATGGCAGCGTATCCTGCGCGGCCTGGCCACCTTCGAAATGAGCCTGGCCCTGGGCAACCCGGCCGTGTTCCCGCAATCGCCCGTGACCGTACAAGGCTTCAAGCCCGAGATCGACGCCACCGAATGGCTATCGGTCAAGGTCACGCACAACCTGGGTGGCAACGGCTTTACTACGCGCGTGGAGTTTGAAACGAATACGGAAGCGGTCGAGGCCGAGCGCGAGGACGAGAAAGACCCGGACGAAGGCGTCACGGGCGTGGTGGCGAAGTGGAAGGACGTGGCGAGGAAAAAGAAACAGACAGGCCAGGAAATGGCGGGATCAGTGGGTAATCTCAAAACGTTGGAGCATCTATATACGACCAAACAGAATGCAGAAAGCGCCGTCAAAAAGGCATGGAATCGCATTCTGGAAGTACGCGACATCATCATGGAAAACAGCGAGCAACCTTGGGTGCCAGGTAAGGAACCGTCCAACCACATCGCGGAAGCAGTATGAATTCAATTACACGGAGAGAAGTATGAATGAGAACAATCAAAACACAATAGACACGGACGAGACAGAGCGCGAAGAAAATGAGATTCGTAATCACATCCACCGCCAGATACTTGGAATATCGGATCAAGTTCATTCCAAAGAAATCTGGCGTAAGATTCTGGCGGATGCCAGTCCTGAGTCCATTGCTACCGCCCTTAGCACACAGCTCACACATTTCAACTATAGGGAAGTTCAGCGCTGCAAATGCTGCGGACTGTGCAGTTACCCGTGCACCTGAAACGGAGAAAAACAATAAATCCTATTTTTTTTCGCTAAGGGACCAGCGTGGACTTCCTGCTGGCCCGTTGTTCATGCACTCACGTATTGATCCGTTCGGCATCTTGATAGAGCTTCCCATCGAGTATCCCTTTCCATCGACCAGGCAACTTGTCTCTAAGGACGATTTGGGCGCAGTGGCGACAGCGGAAGGCAACCACAGCCAGCCGCAAAACAGGATCGCTCCCACCAGCAAGGTCCATTGCGCCACGACAATTGCCCGTACTCGCTTGATTTCGGCTTGGTGACGAGTGCAGGCATGGCACGTTATCGCTGGTTCCACCTCCGCGCGCGGAGGAGTAATAGGCGCTACAGCGGACACAGGAGCACTTTGCTGCGCAACAATACGGGCATCGAGCAATTCCATGGCCGCCATGTACTTATCCCCAGGGAATGCGTCCATGTTGGCAGCGCCGAAACTATTCAGCAACACTCGATAGACATTCAGTGGAGACCCTCCTTCCAGCGCGACCAATGCCTTGACCTTGGCCGTTACGTCTTGCCGCTGTAGCTTTGTCAGCGGCTGAAATTCAGTTTTTGAGCCTATCGTGAGATTTACTACGTTGCTTTGGCGCGGCGCCTCATTCAAGTCGCCCATCACGGCATTGCTAACATCCCGCTTAAATTCTACTTTCTCTGCCATTTTTCCAATCCAACTTTATTTCTCGCGACGCCTTACGATGCTGCTGGCCTATTTTTTTACTTTTCTATAGTTTGGCTCAGCAATATGAATCCCATTGACCGCACCTTTAACCGAAACAGGAACCGCCTCAATAAGAGGAGAGTTTTCAACAGTGATCACTTTCAGCCTATCACCAGGGCCTGTTAGTAAGCACCGCTTTGAATCAAACAGTGCCTGCAATCGAGTCTGCTCCCCAGCGCTCGCGAATTTAAACCCGGTAATCAAATCTTCAGCAGATATGCAAGCGATAGTAGGTGCTATGGGTTCCACAACATCCTCCGCCTTAAATTTTGATGGGCCAGCAAAAACACTTGACACTCCAAAGCCTAAAGCAACTACCAGCAATATTTTTTTCTTCATTTAATGATCTTTTTATTGGCAACATTGACCGTCAAGGGGCCGGCAACATCACCATTAACCTGGTGTCCGACTGCGCCTTTGATAGTGATTTTTTGCTTGCGCTGAGTCTGCGAAGCTGCCGCAGCAACTGGAGTTGACGCAGTTCCTTCTGTCATTCCCTCAACCAGGCCGAGCAGACGCAACTTTCCTCGAAGGTCTAACTTCCGAAAGGCTAGCAGCAACTCGCTTTCCTCTGCCGGTAGCTCGTCCGAAGATGGCGTGCCATGCAATAAAAAGTGGGAATCCACTCCGGCACCGCAAACAGCTATCAGGTAGTCAGAATCCGGCTTCCTAGAGCCACTCTCATAATTTAATTGCGTGTCTTTTGTTACGCCAGCCAGGGCCGCAAACTTCTCTTGGCTCAAGCCCAAACGCTTTCGTTCGGCGCGAAGACGATCTTTGAAATACGACATATGACCACTTTTTTATTTGACATGTGGACATTCGTCCACTATAGTTACGCCATCCTGTAGCGATTACACATCATAACATTATGAAAAACGTATCCAAAATCGGGCGCACTGCCAAGGGCGTCACTTCGCAGCCTTTGGGCGTCCGCTTGTCGCCTGATGAAGTGCTGGAAGTCGAAGCCATTGCCGCCGAGCAAGAACGATCCCGTGCCTGGTTATTGCGCTTCCTGATCTTGCGCGGCCTCGCCGACTACAAGCGCGAAATCGCTTCCCAAATCACCCACTAAGGACGACGCCATGTACCCAGATGCAAAACGTATCCGAAACCACCGCGTCATGTTGCGCCTGGACGATTACGAACACCAGCTTGTTTCCTCGCTCGCCGATTACCAGGGCGAAGCGCTTGCGGTGCTGGTGCGTCAGATCGTCATGCGCGAAGCCTTAGCAGTTATTGCAGGTGACGAAGCCAACATCGACAGCGTACAGCTTCGCAGTGCTTAATCCGAGACACTGAATAGTAACTTTTAAGCAACTGCAAAGCTACCCACATGCCAGATCACCAAATTAATCTCAATGACGACGAGCGCGCGCTGCTAGAAATCGTGCGCCAACGCCAGGGGCTGGCAAGTATCGATCAGGCGGCTGAATGGCTCGTCAAGTCGCGCTTACGCAAGCAGGCAAAAAACATGACAGGTCGCGGTCGCGCCTTATACCAAGTGGAAAGAAAGCTGAAATGAGAGTTATCGGCCTGCCCTGCCCGCATTGCGAAAACACCGTCCGCGCCGTCAAAAGCCGCACGATGTCTGCCATGTTCAAGGAAATCACCTACATGTGCCAGAACCCCGAATGCGGGCACTCCTTCGTGGCAGGCCTGGAAGTACTGCGCACCCTCTCGCTGTCCGCCATGCCCAAGGCCGATATCCGCATCCCGCTGTCCCAGCATGCGCGCGCGGCAGCCACCAGCCAGCTGGCCCTGGACCTGACGGCGGGCTACTGATGACTATCCCGATCCTCGCACCGCCGTAGCCCGGCCGCTGTAACTCCCCTCTTTTGCTGTGCCCTGCAGCGCTCCCTTTTGAGCGTGCGGGATTCGTTCAACCTGAAATAAGGAAAACCGATGGAAACCACGATGTACGCCGCCAGTCAGGCCGACTATTCCACGGCGCCGGGCGCGCCCCGCCCAGCCATGCAAAAGTGCCTCGTGCCGGTGGCGCCGACCTGCTTCCTGCTGCAAGCCCACACTGGCGCCGACATCGAAGCACTGTCCGCTTATATCCGCGAGATTGCCAAGACCTATCACGCCTACGGCGCTGCCAATATAACCTTCATCGTCAGCGATGCGCAGGCACTGGAGCGTGACGGCTTTTTCGCGCCAGCCAAGCAGCGCGCCCTGGTCGGCAAGCTGCCTATTGAGGTGAACTACATTTTCGCCAACGAAGCAGGTTCCCGCCACTGCTGCGGCGCATCGCACACGCTCCCGTACTGGGCAGAGCAATTTCTCAAGCCAGGGGCACGCTGATGCTGCGCCTGGCCAAAACCTGCGGCATCTGGCTGCTGACGCTCCTGATTGTCATTGCCCCCGGCGTGCTGCGGGCCATTGGCTTCATCAAGGACTGAACCATGCCGGCGTCCCTTATCGACAATCACCTGTCCTTCCAGCCTGCCGCCGAAATTCTGGCCGCGCGCGACAAGGACATGCCGACGCCACCGGGCGCCGGGCATGCGCTGGCTGCCATTGCCGAAGCCAAGGCCCAGCTACGCAGCATCAAGCCGCGCAACCTGGCGCCCTTCATGGCCCAGGCTTGGGGATTGTCGCCGCGTGGCGCGCGCCGTTCCGTGCTGATCGCCGCCGGCATGGACGCCGACCGCTGGGAATCGCCCATCCATTCATTTACCGAGGAAGAGCGCATCGAGCTGCGCGCCGCCACCTCTGCCGCTATCCGTGTGTACGAAAGACTGTTGAATGCAATCTAAACAAATCCTGCTGCCTGCCCCGCAGCGTCACGAAGCCTTTTTACGATCCGCACAGTTCGCGCCCGAGCTGGCGCGTATCCCTTACAAATGGCGCAACCGCGTCATCACGGCCGCCATGGCCAAGATGGCCTGGTCGTCTTGGTACAAAGTCTATGAGTCCGTCGCCACCAGCTTTGTGCGCGAGTTCGCTGAGCAATACGTGCCGGCCGGCGTCGACCTGTCGCAAAGCGATGCCGACATCGTGGCCACCGCCGAGCGCGCTGCTTCGGGCGTCACAAGAATGCTGTGGATGGCCGTGTCCGACACGCACGCCCTGCAGATCATGGCCGACGAATGCGCCTCGTATGGCATCGAGCTGCCCGAGTTCGACACGATGACCGACACCATTGCCCGCCTGGTGGACGCCCGTTGGTGGCGCCGCCAGTTGCGCAAGCGCGTCAAGCGCGCCTTTGAAGCCGGCAATATCCGCCTGGGCTATGTGAACTATCGCGGCGAACCCTACGCCAGCAACGACGCCGTGCTGTCGCGCCTGGCGCAAAACCGCCGCAACGCGGCAGCGCTGGCCGCCACCCTGGTGCAAAACGAGAATGGCCAGCAATTCAGCATCGCCGAGCTGGCCGAGAAAACGACTGCGAATAAAGCCATCCGGCGCGGCGAGCTGATGTTGCGCATCAATGGCTTTGAACAGATCGCCCGCGAGTGCGGCGACCAGGGCATTTTCATCACCTGGACGTGCCCATCGCGCTTTCATGCCATGCAGCACAGCGGCAAGCCAAACGACAAGTTCGACGGCTCCACACCACGCGAGGCAAATGCGTACCTGGGCAAGATGACATCGCTGTGCCGCTCCGCGCTGGCGCGCCGTGGCATCGGCCTGTACGGCTTTCGTATCGCCGAGCCGCACCACGACGGCTGCCCGCACTGGCATTTGCTGCTGTTCGTGCGCCCGACCGCGAAATACAAGACGGCCCATCTGCAGGACGTGGCCGGCCGCGCCATCCGCATCATGAAGCGCTACGCCTGGCGCGTGGATCGTGGCGAACCGGGCGCCTTCGCGCGCCGCCTGGACGTCAAGCGCATCGACTGGGCCAAGGGCAGCGCCGCCGGCTACATCGCCAAGTACGTGGCCAAGAACATCGACGGCGTGGCCGAGCACAAGACCAAAGAAGGCTATGTCGTCACGGCCGATACCGAAGGCGATGTCGAGCTGACGCCATCGGCGCGCGTCGAGTCCTGGGCCGCGTGCTGGGGCATCCGTCAATTCCAGCAATGGGGCGGCGCGCCCGTTACCGTGTGGCGCGAATTGCGCCGCATCGAGGAAAGCATGCTCAACGAAGCCCCGGCCGCCATGCGCCGCGCCTGGGACGCCGTGCAAAAGATCGACGGCGAAAAGCGCGCCTGCTGGGCCGAATACCTGCGCGCCCAGGGCGGCGCCCTGGTGCCGCGCAAGGAACTGGTCGTCACCTTGGCCAAGGACGAAAAAACCGTCATCGGCCGCTACGGTGAAACGCTGCGCACCACGCCCTACGGCGTGCGCTGCAGCGATCTGATTGGCGTGGTCTTCAAGTCCGTACGCCATACGTGGACGCCCGTACAGGCCACAGGCGCTCGCGCGGTGGCTGTTGGGGTTGCAGTTCCTCGGACTCGTGTAAATAACTGTACGCACCCCGACCGCCCTGCCCCGGCCACGCCGCCGGCGACGCCCGCGCCTGACCTGTCCGACGAGGCAAAAACAGCGGTCATTGCCGCTTGGGCGGCCGTCAACGCCTGCCCGTACCCCCGGCTGATCGTTCACGACAACCCATCGCATGAAGGAGCTACCACATGAAAACCTTTGCCGTGATCGTTCGCACCCAAACCGAACGCTTTGAATTTTTTGATGACGCCGCGTCCAGCGGCGACGTGATCGACGCCGCCATCGACCGCTACGGCGTGTGCGGCGTTACCGCCAAACTGAAAGGAGCACCGCAATGCTGAACACCCTGACCAATTCGCCGCGGCAAATCGCCTTGGGCGACCGCGTGACATTCGATACCGACGAAGGCTACCAGGCCGGCACCGTCAACGACCTGCGCCGCGACGTGGGCAATGGCGAGCTGCACGCCTGGGTGGAGCTGGATCACCAGTGGCCGGGCATGTTCCGGGCGGTGCCGCTGGGCGCCATCGAGGCGGTCAAGAAGGCAACCGCGCCTATCGGGTGCCCAGCATGACGACGGCATCCCCCGCAGAGGAAGCGGATTACAAGGAGTTTTGTCGACTGCGCGATTACCGCAAGCCAGGCGCTGAGGTGCCGCAATACACGGAGGCCGAAGCGTTTGCTTTGGCGGTACAAACCGATTCCGAGAATAGGAAAAAGAAATGCTTCGCTACATGACCATACCGAAGTTCTCTACCGAGTCGGGTTACACGCCCGACGCGATCAGAACAAAGATCCGGGACGGGATCTGGCCGAAAGACGCCGTCTGGATCAAGGCACCAGACAATCGAATTTTAATTGACGTAAAAGGGTATGAATCATGGGTAGAGACGGGCGAGGTGTTAAAGCTGCATCGGAAAGCAGCATCGAAATCACCTTCATGTATCGCGGCACCAGGTGCAGGGAAAGGATCGCGCTCAAGCCCACCTCCGCTAATCTGAAACGGGCCGAGAACCACCGGGCGGCGATCCTGCACGCTATCGCCACCAACAGCTTTGACTACACGGCCACCTTTCCGCAATCATCCAATGCCGTCAAATTCGCTGACCAAGTGGGGGATGTCCAGACCATCGAGGCGTTCCTGGACAAGTGGCTGGACAGGCAGAAAAAGCACCTCAAGGCCAGCACGTACAACGGCTATCGCAAGATCGTCGTTGGCCAGCTGATCCCTTGGTTCGGCACTATCATGCTGTCGGCGCTGCGCAAGAAAGACGTGCGGGCGAAGCTGGAGCCCATGACCGCGACCAACAAAACCATGGCCAACATCCAGAGCGTGCTGCGCAAGGCGCTGGACGACGCGATAGAGGACGAGCTGATCGAGGTCAACCCGCTGGCGCGATGGTGCTACTCCAAGGTGGAGGCGCCGCAGTCGAAGGACGATATCGACCCGTTCACGAAAGAGGAGCAGGCGGCGATTCTCGCGCAAGCAACCGGCCAGGGGCGCAACCTGCTGCAGTTTGCCTTCTGGACAGGCATGCGCACGTCCGAGCTGGTGGCCCTGGACTGGGCCGACGTCGACTTCGTGCGCGGCGTCGTGATGGTGACGCGTGCCCTCACCCAACACTCCAAGGCGGCAGAAAGCACCAAGACGAACGCCGGCCGCCGTGAAGTCAAGCTGCTGGAGCGTGCGATGCATGCGCTGCAGGAACAAAAGGCGTTCACCTGGGTGAAAGGCGAGGAAGTCTTTCAAAATCCACGCCTGGAACGGCGCTGGGAGGGCGACCAGCCGATCCGAAAAACACTATGGACGGGGATATTGACGAGCGCTGGGGTGCGGTATCGCAACCCTTACCAGACGCGGCATACCTATGCCAGTATGATGCTATCGGCTGGGGAACATCCGATGTGGGTGGCGAAGCAAATGGGGCATGCCGACTGGACAATGATTGCGCGAGTGTATGGACGTTGGATGCCTGACGCGGACCAAAGTGCAGGCTCGAAGGCGGAAATAATCTTCGGCATGCGCTAACTCAAACTTCATCTGCGATGGTCTGCCCGATGAGCAAGAGTTCGCATGAGCAAAAACATGCAATATGTGAAATTTATATTTTTAAAATTTCACAATTACAACCTATAATTGATGTCCTTATGCAACTCAGGGTAGGACATGGCGATCGACCCAAGCAAGACTCCCATATACCATATTACTGACATTGCCAATCTAGAAAGCATTATTCAGAATGGCGGTCTTCACTCTGACGTTGCCTTAGCGCAGGCTCGTGTGGAGCCGACAAACATTGGTCACGCGAATATCAAGTGGCGTCGAATGCACGTAAACAAAGTTCAGTGTTGCGGGGATAGGTTTGTCGGTGAATTTGTTCCGTTTTACTTTTGCCCACGCTCCCCAATGCTCTACACTGTAAATAACGGAAATACAGGGCGCCCTGTAGGGTGTCAAACTGGAATTCTACACTTGGTAAGCGATGTATTACGAGGTTCGAGCCTAGGTCGCCAGTGGGCAGTCAGCGATGGCAACGCAGGGTCAGCGTATCCAACGTTCTCGAATGCACCTGGAGTACTGGACACTGTCAACTGGGCAATTATTAAGTCAAATCAGTGGGCAGGCCCCCGAATGAATGCCAAGCAAACAGAATTTCTAGTCGCAGATTTTTACCCCATCACCTCTTTCACGAGTATTGGGTGCAATACCGAACAGACAGCGGCAACGACGCGTGCGATTTTATTCCAACACGGAATCCAGATCGAAGTAAACGTCCTTCCTCATTGGTACTATTGATATATATGTTTAAGATAACATCTGGCAACTTACTCGATGCTCCAGTCGAGGCGTTGGTTAATACCGTCAACACCGAAGGTGTCATGGGAAAGGGCATTGCATTGCAATTCAAGCAAGCATTTCCCACCATGTTCAAGGCGTATGAACTTGCTTGTAAAGCGAAGGAAGTGCGTCTTGGCAAAGTTCACCTGTATGATCTTGGGGGCCTTGTCGGTGGCCCACAGTGGATTGTCAATTTTCCAACAAAAGGACATTGGAAGTCCAAAAGCCGTTTAATCGACATTGAGGCTGGGCTGGCCGACTTAGTGATCCAAGTACAAGCACTCGGCATTCGCTCTATTGCTGTGCCTCCACTCGGTTGTGGATACGGAGGGCTTGATTGGGCAGACGTAGAACCGCTGATACGCGCCGCATTCACAGACCTCCCTAATGTGGAAGTTCAT